AGCCGCTACTGGACTCGGCCTGGGAAAGAGCACGGGATCTCGGCCAGCTGGAATCAAGTGCCGGGCCGCTTCTACGTTTTCTCGAGCAGCACGAAGTTTGAAACAGGCAGGGTTTACAAGCCGTGGCACGTTTACGCGATTTTGGAATGCGGCGGGGACTTCTCGGCCGCGGCGCGTGAGTTGCAGCGCCAGGGATTCGGTCAGCGTTCGCACAAGCTGCAGACAAGCTCATTGCCAACGCCGACGCCGCAGGGCAAGGATCCGCTCCAGGCCGCGCCGACTACCGAGACCGAGACCGACAAATTGCGCCGTCTCTGGAAGGCTCGCGTATTTGATCCGACCAAGGAGCCGCCGCCGATTAGGCCAATCTTCGAGCTTGGCGGCGTGGTGATCTGCACCCCTGGCAATCTCACCGCCATCACGGCTCAGGCCAAGACCGGGAAAAGCTCTCTCGTGGCAGCGATGATCGCGGCTTCACTTACCAACGAGTACGACGACGTGGACACACTATCTGCTCGAGGCTTTAACGCTGACGGCAAGGCGCTGCTCTACGTCGACACCGAGCAGAGCCCAGACGATTTCTGGCATCTGGTAGCGCGGGCGAAGCGGCGGTCCCGCATCGAAGAAATCCCGACATGGCTGCACGCAGCTACGCTCGCGGATCTGCCTAGCCACACGGCGAAGGCAGTGCTTGCCGTCGTGATGGCGGACGCGGCAGCTGCGCACGGCGGAATTCACGCCGTGATTATCGACGGCATCGCCGATCTGGTCGTGGACGTAAACGATTCCCAGGAATGCAACCAAATCGTGGCCGAGCTGCACACACTCGCCATCCGTTATGATTGCGCGATCGTGGCGGTCATTCACAAAAACCCAGGAAGCGACAAGGTTCGCGGCCATCTTGGCAGCCAGATCGAGCGAAAGGCAGAGACGAATCTGAGCCTTGATAAGGAGGACGAGGTGACGATCGTCTGGTCGCAGAAGCAGAGACGGTCGCCGATCTTGAAGAAAAACGGGCCGCGGTTTCGCTGGAGCGACGACATGAAAATGCACGTCACGGTATCTACCGTGGCCAGCGAGGACAGGAAGACGGCCGAGCTTCGGGAGTTGATTGAATCAGTGCTCCAAGCCGGACAAAAGAAGACCTGGGCGCAGATCATGAAGGAACTGACCGAGGCACGCACAACGCCGAATCACGAACCAAGCCGGGCAACAGTGGCGCGGTGGATTAACCAGGCCAAGTCATTTGGGGTGATCAATGTTGAGTTTGGCGCCTACTTTTTGGCGCCTAAGTCTCAAGTCTCAAGGTAGTCTCATTTGAGTCTCATTGAGACATTGTCTTATGTCTCACTGCCCCCGTATATATATACGGGGGCGTAGTGAGACAATCCCAGCACATGATCCTGGGTTTAGTCTCATTCTGGAACGGTCAGCGGGTAGCCAATCACACCTAAACCGATAAAGCCGCCAGAACCGCATTCCAAAGCCTAGCAGGCCAAATGGCTACCCTGCTATGGTTGGCACAATCTGACAGTCAGATTTTCAAAGGAAAGGCCGTTTCCCGCCAAACCGTGGTCGTGGCAACCAGGCATTCCCATGCTTGCGCCGATCCGTGGAATAATTACACGGTAGGCACACGATGAGCACCAGCCAACAGTTCAAGGGCATTAGCGAGATTTTGCATTATGCGCGGGATGCTTTCCACACGATAGCAGCGGCGAGAAAACAGGCGATCGCCCAGTATGATGAAGATTTACGGGCGCTTAAAAACCTCGATTTGAAGCTGTCGCCAATCAAAACTAAGGAGCAGCTTGAGCTCTTCGATCTTGAATCAACTCTTACGCCCGAGCTAAAGCGCCTGCTCGAAAGCCCTCTGGCGAAGTACCAGTGAACTTTGTGCCGCTGACGCCGAATCTCACCACGCATCCGTGGCAGGAGCTCGAGCGGCCTAAGCGCGCCGAGCTGGTGGGCGAGATCGCCGAGCGGCTGATCGAATGGTCTGAGCTCGAGGGCCGGCCGCGAGTTCATCGCTGGATCTCGCAGGTCGCACGCATGGGCGGCGATCCTGAGAGCACCGAGGCCATGTGGCTTTATCTGCGGCTTTCAACGGGCGATCTGGGCCAGCTTACCAGTTCATTTACCGAGCTCGGCAAGAAGCGCAGCCGCACCAAGCAAGCCGAGCAACAGGAGACTGAGCGGGCGATGCTGGTGATCGCGAGACATTTTCCCGAACTGGAAAAAGCACTCAACGAGCTAAAACGAGTCAAGTGAGCGAGCACAAGACGCACACGGCGCTGGCACGGGCGCTCAATGTTTCATCGACCGCTATCCGCAACTGGCAGCGCGAATACGATGACGCGCCGAAAACATGGACCGAGGCCGAGTGGCGCGACTTCATCGACCGGCACGGGCTCGGCCAGGCAGGCCCGCGCAAGTCTAGGCGACGCGAGGAGCTCCTGGTTGAGAAGCTGGCGAGCGAAGTGCGGCTCAATCAAATCAAGATTCAGCAGGCCGAGGCCAAGCTGATCCCGGCCGAGGACGTGGACAACTACCTGCTGTTCCTCGCGGCACGAGTAAAGTCAGCGATGTATCAGGGTTTCACCACCGAGCTGCCGCCCAAGGTCGCCGGGCTAGATGTGAGCGACATCCGCCGGCTGGCACGAGAGCACGCGGATCTGGTCTGCGTCTCCATGCAGCACGCGCTCGAGGACTGGAAGACCGAGCAGCACGCCAGGCGCAAGGCAGCCGCTCAGGAGGCGCGCAGCACATGAGCCTTGAGGTTCTCCAAGGATGGCGCCGCGGGTGGGCGTTGCCAGATCGCCGGCCGATCCACGACTGGGCCCGGGATTTTGTTCAGCTCGGCGGAGGCTACGCACGCCAGGGTGCCTTTGACATCCGCACCTGCCGGCACCTGCTCGAGCCATTCGAGGCCGTCGCCGACGAACGTGTGCGCGAGGTGACATGCCGCGCAGCGATCCAGACACTCAAAACGCTCTTCGTGGAGATATCCAGTCTCTGGGCGATTGCCAACGAGCCGGGGCCGATCATGTGGACGCAGCAGGACGACGAGAGCGCGGCCGAGCACGTCAAAGGACGTTACCGCAATCTGCTGCGCAACTGCGAGCCGGTGGCGCGCCTGCTGCCGAAAAACAAGCACGACGCCGCGACTTGCGAGATCTACTTTGGCGATTTCTACCTGATCATCAACGGCGCCAATCTAAACAACCTGCAGAGCAAATCGATCCGCTGGAAGATCAACAGCGAGTGCTGGCTCTGGAAGCAAGGGCTGCTGACACATGCTCGCCGGCGCGTCTCGGCCTACGCCCGCGACGGAATCAGCAAGATCCTAAACGAGAGCCAAGGATCTCACGCGGACGACGATTTTGACCGGCTTTGGCATGAGGGGACGGCGCAGATATGGTCTGTCCAGTGTTTCGGCTGCCAGCGCTTTGTGCCGCTCGAGTTTTTCGGCCGCGCCGCGGACGAGCCGGCGAAGCGCGCCTGCGTGATCTGGGACGAAGGCGCACGAAAGGAAAACGGCATGTGGGACGAGCAGCTTGTGCGCAACTCGACGCGCTGGCTTTGCCCCTACTGCGGGCACGAACACGCGAACAGCGCCGCCACCAGGGCACGCTGGAACAGCACCGGACGCTACGCCGCGCCGCGACCAGACCGCGACGGCAAGCACCGATCCTTTAACTGGAACGCGATTCTGGCCGAGGACATGGGCCAGCTGGCGGTTGAGTTCCTGCAGGCAGGCGAGTTCAAAAAACGCGGCCAGATCAACCCGCTGCGGGATTTTTACATGCAGCGCCTGGCGCTACCTTGGCGCAACGAAGAGGCGCAGCTGAACCGCACAACGGTCGAGCTCCGCGGCGGCTACATGCTTGCCGATCTGCATGCCCGAGGTCGCGAGAAGGTTGAGAATGAGGCCAGACGGATGATGACGATAGACCGGCAGCGCGACCACTTCTGGGCCGTGGTACGCGCCTGGAAGAGTGACGGCGGCTCGCAGCTGCTCTGGCGCGGAAAACTCAGCACAACCGAGCAGGCCGAGGGCATCCGCCAGCACTTTGGAGTGGAGTCGCAGCTCTGCTTCGAGGACGCGCAGTTCAGCACGGCGCAAGTTTACGAGGATTGCATCCGCTACGGGTGGACGGCGCTCCACGGCAGCGGCGATGATTCTTTCGCCCACATCAGGCCCAACGGCCAGAAGGTGATGAAATTCCACTCGAGCATCAAGCAGACCCAGGTGCCAGGCGGTTATGCGCGCTACATGTTCTGGGCATCCGACCCGGTGAAGGATGTGCTGGCGGCTCTGGTTGCCGGCAATTCGCATCCGTGGGAGTGCGGCGCCGACCACGGCGAAGAATACGCACGCCACCTCCGCGGCGAGGTAAAACGCGAACGCATCAGCAAGAGCACCGGACGCAGCGAGTGGCGCTGGACGAAGACCGGACCGAATCACATGTGGGACTGCGAGGCCATGCAGGTCGCCGTGGCTCTCGCGCTGCAGTTACTACCTTCACCCGAAAAAACCGAAACACCTACTCAATCATGACGACGCTGCAGAATATATTTGAAAGCCGCGCATCATCGCACGGCCACCAGGACATGATCCCGCACATGCACCAGCTGCATCAACTAGCGCAGATGTGCCGCACGGTGGTTGAGTTTGGAGTGCGGACAGGACAGAGCACCTTTGCGCTGGCTGCCGGCCTGGAATCTGGCGGCGGTGGATCGCTTCGATCCTATGACATCGCGGAAGCATCGGTTGAGATTCCGAAAAGCGAAACCGTCAGCTGGACGTTTCAGCGGGCAGACACCTCCAAGCTGGATCTGATCGGGCCGTGCGACATGCTGTTCATCGATACGCTGCACAATTCCGACCAGGTCGAGGCAGAGCTTAAGCACGCAGCAATGGTGCGCCGTTACATCGTCTTGCACGATGTTTACATGTTTGCGCAACGCGGAGAAAACGGCGGCGGCATCATCAAACCGATCCTAGAGTTCCTCGCAGACAACCCAGAATGGCAGGTGATGAAATATCATCACTCCGAATGGGGTCTGCTCGTCCTTAACCGCGTCTCCTAATTTATGGGATCTGTCATCATTCTCGCCGGCCACATGCGCACATGGAAAACGTGCGCGCACACGTTCAACTGGCACGTCGCCAGGCACCTGCCAAAGCCGCTGCACTTTTACATCTCGACGGTGCAGGACGAAGACGCCGACGACTGGAAGATCACGCAGCAGCTGTTCCGGCCGAAAACGCTGATCAGCAAGGTCGAGCCAAGCCAGCCTGAGATCCCAGAGCCGGCCGAGCCGGTCCGGTTTGAGCCGTATGCGCGCAGCGTGCCGATGCAGGCAGTGCTTCGCCAGCTCTGGCAGCTAGAGCAGGGCTGGAAGCTCTACACCGACCACCCAGTCAGCGATGTGGATCTTTTCGTTCGTGTGCGGCCGGATCTGTTCTTTCACTCATTCGATCAGACCTACACGCCTATCATCAACGAAGCTCTGACCCCTTGGTGGGGCCGATTCGGCGGCATTAACGACCGCTTCGCGATTATGGGAGGACTCGCCGCGGCCGAGTACTTCCAGACATTTAGCAAGCTCGAGCAGCTGCGCGAGGCCGGCTGCCCGATCCACCCAGAAAGCCTGGTCAAGGGCTCGCTGCGTCAAGCGTACTGCATCGTGCGCGATAACCTGCGGGTCGAGTTTTCCACGCTGCGCAAGACTGGCGAGATGCGGCCGCCCGAAATCTCGGCAATAGACATCGCTCACGCCGGGCTACGTTGACGCGCCGGCCGTTTTCAGATGAAAATCCTCGTCTCCATTCTGCTGCGTCAAGCGAGACGGAACAACGCGGCCAATCCGCGAAAGTGGCTGGAAGACCTCCAGGCCAGCAAGTGGACCGACATGAGCGCGCAGAACGGCCAGATCGTTGGGACTGCGCTAAACGGAAAATCCATCACGGTGCAGGCTCTCCCGGGCACCACGATCGCCGACCTGATCATGGCGAGCGAACTAGCCATCCAGACGATTGACGCAGGGTTTACTGCGCCAGTGTCTCAGACAGCCGGATTCTTACGCTGACGACTATGCCGACGCCACTCCCGCAACGATTCCGCGCAGCGCTAGGTGCTCTATTCGACGCCACTAACCGCAAGGAAATCGTGCGGCGACCGCTCGAGGTTCGCACGATCGGCAGCATCTCGAGCGAAGTAAACTCCACCGACCGGGCGCAGCTCCTGAGCGATTCGCGCAAACTATACGCCAATCTGGGGCCGGCCAAGGGCGCGATCGATGCCAAGGCGATGTATGCGGTGGGCCGCAGCTGGCTCCCGAAATACGAGGGCGCAGATCAAGCGTGGGGCGAGACCGCCCGGGAATGGCTGCTGAACGAATGGTATCCGATCGCCGACATCAGCGGGCGCGATTTCCAGACCAGCCTTTTTCTGGCATCGGTCGCCGTTGACCGCGACGGCGACGTGGGCGCGATCCTGACCGAGTACGAGACCCAATTTCCAGCGATCCAGCTGATCCCCAGCGAAGGTATCCACAATCCGAGCAGCGATAAGCTCGACCGTGACGGATTCCTGCTCAGTGGACCGTACCAGGGGCTGCGCGTCATCGATGGCGTCGTGATCAACCCGCAAGGACGGCCGGTCGCGTTCTACGTCGAGGAAGAGGCGCAGGCGCCCGGCAGCGAAGAGGAGATGCCCGAGGTTCGCGAGTACGTCACCGCTCGCGACATGATGCTGCTGGCCGAGCCGGCGTGGATAAACCAGTTCCGCGGTCTGCCGGGCTTCGCGCATGCGATTCTGGATCTGAAGGATCTGCGGACCGTACAAGGCTACGAAAAGATGGCGTCAGCGCTCGCGTCGAGCATCGGGCTGATCGAGTACAACGAGAGCGGGCTGGCAGATACCAGCGATCCGGCGGTGGCGCTTTCCGGTGCTCCTTACGTCGGCCAAGACGTTGCGGCCAAGGAGTTCTTTGGCGGCATGGTGCGCCATTTCAAGGCCGGCAGCGGCTCAAAGCTCGAGGCATTCAAGAACGATCGGCCGGGCGATGCTTGGCAAAAGTTCATGGACCGGCTGCTGCGTAACGCGATGGCGGGCATCAACTGGCCGTTCGAGCTCGCGTGGGATATCTCGGCACTTGGTGGCGCTAACACGCGCTTCGTGATCTCGACCGCCATGCGCAGCGTCGAGGATCGGCAGGATCTTCTAAAGCCGTTCGCTCGCCGAGCGGTCGGCTACGCGGTCGCGAAGGCGATGAAGAATGGCCGGCTGCCGGCGAATCCTGACTGGTGGAAATGGTCGTTCACGATGCCGCCGCGGCTTACGGTTGATTTCGGCCGCGATGCCGCCGCCCAGCGCGAGGACTATTTATCCGGCATCATCAATCTCAGCGACATCTGCGCCGAGCGTGGCATTGATCTGAAGAGCCACATTGCCGGCAGAGCGGCCGAGAATGCGGCGCTCGAGGAAGCTGGCCTTCCCGTGCCCGGTCTGCGTGGCGATCTCTCGCCAACTGCTAACGAGCCGATCCCGGTGCCGGTGCAGATACCGAGCGACGCCGCGGCTCTATCTCAGGCCGCGCTGCAGGTGGACACCGCTCCGACTGAGGCCATGCGCGAAGAGGCTGCACGCGGCTTGCGCTGGCGCGAAGAGTTCAACCGAGGCGGAACTGAAGTGGGCGTGGCTCGCGCTCGCGATATCTCTAACGGCCGCAATCTCTCCACCGAAACGATCTTCCGCATGAAGAGCTTTTTCCGCCGGCATGAGGTGGATAAGCAGGGCGAAGGATTCAACCCGGGCGAGCCGGGGTATCCGTCTGCCGGCCGCATTGCATGGGCACTCTGGGGCGGCGACGCCGGCTATGCGTGGGCAGAGCGCAAGGTGCTCGAGATCGAGCGCGAAAGTTGACGAATCCAAAACCAATTATGAGCCATCGCGTTTGCCTCCAGGAGTTCTCCGCTGACGCCAGCGGCTTCGCCAACGTCTCGCTAATCACCGGCGGGATCGAGGCTGCCGGCCACGGCCTTTACATCGACGACAAGAGCATTGACGACGCGATGCGCCTGCTGCTCGGCAAGAGTCTCCGCGCCTATCTGAAGCACGATGGCGCAGGATCCGATCGGCTCGGCCAGGAGATCGGCTTTTTCAGCGGCATTTATCGCGAGGGAAACAAGATCAAGGCCAAGTCTTTCGAATTCCTCGAGAGCTTCAAGCGCGAGGCCGGCGGCACTTATGAAAAGCTGGTAGAGCTCGCGCAAAAGGTGCCCGATCAATTTGGGGTCTCGCTGGTGCTCGAGTATCGGCCAGTTTGGGTTCTGGCCGACGGCAGCGAGATCCCAGCCGCTCTCGGCGACTCCGCGCCGAGCGGCGTCCTCCGCTCCTCGCCCAGCATGCGAATCGCCAACGTGATGTCGGCTGACCTAGTACAGCGCCCGGCCGCAAACCCCAATGGGCTGCTTTCAGCCGTTGACGCGCCGCAATCTTTGCAAGCTACCATGACCACCGAAACCAAGCCCGAGACCGTTCCCGCTCCTGATGCGGCCGCTCTCGCTGCCAAGGATTCCGAAATCGCGATCTTCAAGGCCGATGCCGAGAAGCACGTTGCCGAGCTTTCCAAGCTCTCCGAGACCCACAAGGCCGCGCTGGCCGAAAAAGACGGCCTGATTGCCACGCTGACCGCCGACAAGGCAAAGGCCGAGGCTGCCGTCGCCGAGCTCTCCAAGGAGCGCGACCAGCTCAAGGCTAAGGTCGAGGATCTCGCCGCCTATGACGCCCGCCAGCTCGGCGTGGCGCCGGTCAAGGTCGCGCATGCGCAGCTGGCCCGCAAGAGCGCGAGCTACAAGACGCCCGAGGAGATGCTGACCGCCTATGAGTCGATGCCCGAGGGCTCCGAAAAGCGCGCCTTCCGCAAGCTCAACCGCGATGCTCTTTTCGCCGCTTTTTCCGTCCGTAAATAATAACCACTAACCTACTACTCTCATGGCTAATTCCCTGAGCTCCTCCCTGGTCCTCGACACCCTCGCCGAGGCCACCCTTACCACGCTGGGCAATCGCCTGGCCCCCCTCCGCGCCTTCAGCACGGACTTCACGACCGACATGATGAACCAGAACGCATACGTTCAGGTTCGCAAGGCCAACGCGGCCGGCGCGGTCCAGACCAACCCGACGAACTTTGAGACGGGCGACACCAACGTCACCAACGTCGCCGTCCAGGTAAAGCACTACTCGAAGAGCTACAACCTCTCGAGCCAGGAGCTTAACCAGGGCTTCCGTCTCGAGCAGCTCGCGCAGATCAACGCGCAGGTCTTGGCTAACAAGATCATCGACATCGCGCTGGCTCCCATCACGTCGACGAACTTTGCGAACAACGTCACCGTTGCGCAGGCTTCGTTTTCCGCGACGAACGCCAAGACCCTCTGGGGCTTCGTTGCGAAGAGCTCGCTGCGTCATCTGATCTTGGACGGCACTGCCTTTGCGCAGCTCCTCCCGACCAGCGGCGAGAACTTCGAGATCGCTCCTGGCGGCTCCTCGAGCTATCGCCCCGGCGCCTATGGTTTCGACGGCATTATTCTCAACACCCGTTGGGATGGCGCCGGCACGAACATCTACGGCTTCGCGGTCGGACCTGAGGCCGTTGCGGCCGCGGCTGGTCTGCCGATCGTCGACCCGGGCGTGGCCTCCATGCTCGCCGGCTCGCGCACTCTGACGCTGCCTGATCTCGGCATCTCGGTCCAGCTGAACACCTGGGGTTCGCTCTCCAGCCGTGCGGCCTGGGCCTCGCTGGACATCATGTTCGGCGCTGCGCTCGGCGACAACACCGCCGGCGCGCACGTCAAGACTGCCTAATAAACTCCCGGCCACCGCTCGCGGCCGGTTTATCGTGTGCTACCCAGCTCCTCGAAAGGGGGGCTGGGTTAGCCACATAATCGCGAGCACCACACGATTTTGATGAGCACCAAAACAGCACACGCGCCGGCTGATGCCGGCAACGCACTAGCAGACCACGCTGCCGAGATTGCAGCGGTCTCGAGCCAGACCGAGGACACGCCCGCGCCTATGGTCTTTGACGATGCCGACCGCATCGTGATCGGCACGCCATGTTATGGCGGTAACGTCAAAATGGGCTTCATGACTTCGTACAACGAGACGCTGCTGCACGTCCGCATCCGCGTCCGTAATGAGCAAAACGAGATCGAGCTGCAACCGCTCGTGGCCGAGAGCCTATTCCTGGACAAGGAATCTCACATCGACCGAGCGCGGAACAAGATCGCCGCCAAGTTTCTCGCGAGCAAGTACAACTGGCTGCTCTATATCGACGCCGACATTGTCTTCACGGGCACCGCGGTCGCGAGACTCTGGCAGCATGGCATGGTGGGCCACAAGATCGTTACGGCACCTTACGCGCTAAAGGGCGTCGTGCCTCAGTTCGCGATCAATGGGCTCGCCGGGGCCAAGATCGACGAACGGGGGCTGGTCGAGGTAGTGCACGCTGGCACCGGCTTCATGCTGATCCATCGCAGCGTATTCGAGAAGATCCGCGATGCTGGGCTCGCGCCCGAGTACAACCTCGGCAGCAACGATCCAGACGTGCACACGCTGAAAACGTCGCGTGCCTATTTCAAATCCGGCGTGCGCGAGGTCCAGCCTGGCAACCCGATCTGGCTCTCGGAGGATTACATGCTTTGCCACGAGTGGCGCAATCTGGGCGGCAAGATCCACACCGACACCAAGGTGGCACTGAGCCACATAGGCGATCTTACCTATCCGGCGAATCCCAAGGAGATCTTCGCCGCCGTGGCCGAGCTCCGCCGCATCAAGCATCACGATTGCCCAGCCACGCTGGTTTAGGATGAGTGCTTTCAACGATCTCAACACCCGAGCGGCTGAGTTTGCCGAGGACACGATGGGCGAGGCGTTTTCCTACACGTCTCTGGCCGGCGTTACCACGGCCGGGCTGATCGGCGTGTTCAACCAGGTCGAAAGCACCTTCCTTTTCGAAGATCATTCCCAGCGCAGGACCGTCGAGCTGGACTGCTGCACCAGCAAAACGCAATGGGGCGCGACGGTTCCTGCCAATCGGGCCAGCATCACTTACGGCGGCGTGGGCTACGTCATCGACAAGATCGACGCGACCGACACCGCGGGGGATCCCTGGTACACGCTGCGGCTAAAGCGGCTGTCGTGATCTCATTCGACTACCAGGAGAATCTCGATAAGGAGCTGGCATTCCGGCTCATGCGTATTCAAGACCTTGCCCGCGAGGGCTTGGTGGATCCTGGGCTAGGGACATTAAGCGTCCAGGCAAAGTTGCTCTTGGAGCATGTGATGCGCATAACGCCGCCCAAGACGATCAAGCAGGGCAAGGATCGGGTGCGAATCGATCTCGAGCGCATATTCAGGCCGCTGGATCCAAACAAGTTCCGCAGCGAGAGCATCCGCAAACTCATCCGCGTCGGCGATCCAGTCGCTTGGGAGAACTTTTCCAGCAAGCAGCGCGAGGGTGAGCTGGCCCAGACGCAGGCAATCATTCCCAACGAGCGACTGCACCGCGCTAACCGAGACAAGCGCGGCCGGGCTTACCGCAACCCGCGGCCAAGGATGGTGACGCTCAAACCCGATCAGGTCGTGCTTAAACAGATGATTCTGGCATCGCAGGCCAATGTAGGCCACGCAAAGGCCGGCTGGGTGCGGGCGTACACGGAACTAGGCGGAGATCGGGCGCCCGAGTGGGTTAAAAGGCATTTCCCCGGCAAGGGTGTCTTCCAGGATGGCCGCAAAGCCGATAACCCATTTATCGCCGCATACAATCAGACCGGATGGGGGAAAAAGAGCGACGAAGCGCAACGCATCATGAATGCCGCGATCAAGGGCCGGACCAACGCCATGCGCAGTTACTTCGACACGATCGGCAAGATGATCGCCGAGGGGAAGCTCACTCCATTCCAGGCGCAGCAGGCAGCGATTGCCGAGCAGTTCTTTTAATATGCCAGCCAGCACCATCGCAGCGCTGCTCGATTACGAGACCAACATTGAAGACGCGCTGAAAACGCACTTCCAGAACACGCTGCCGACAACCCAGATTTTGACGCCGCGGGTGCTGATCGGGACCGCGCCGATCTTGACCACGCCGCGCATCACCCTGGTCGTCGGCGTTACGGGCACGAATCCTAACCAGACCGGCACACGGGCTAACACCACACAGGATTACGACTCGCACAAGCTGGGCACCGTGCAGGCCATCGGCACCACCCGCCGCGACGGCACCGGGCAATCTCTGGGCACGCTGCGCGGATCTATTCGCCAAGCGATGCTGCAGGCCACCGCGGCGCTGAACGTAAACACCCTGCCTTATTACCAAGTGATCACGCTGCGCGAGGGCTCGTGCGTCTCACTGAGCGACGCCGAGAACGACGAAATCAGCACGCAGGTCACTTACAACCTGGAATTCTACATAAAACCCGACCAGTGGCCGGCGAGTTGACGCAAACCGCAAAAGCTAGACTACCATGCCCTACCAAGACGGCACATTCCCGAGTGGCTCGCCCACCATCACGATTAACAGCGTCGCCTACAAGGCGAACAGCTTTACCATCACCAAGCCGGCGAACACCGTAAACATCACGGATCAGAACGGCGATCCGTCTGGTGCTATCAGCTTTAAGCAGCCGCGCAACGGCACCGCCGAGGTTCAGTTCGCCGCCAACACCACGGCCGAGCCGACGACCGCCGCTTACAATTCCACGACGGGCGTATTCGTTGCCACGATCGACAACGCGAACGTGAACTGCTTTGTCACGTCAGTCTCGATCTCAAAGCCCAAGGACGCCCCTTGGACTGCCACGCTAAACTGGCAGGAAAAGATTAATTGAGGACCGGCACGCGCCGGCTGGCGTGATGTCGACCGTCCTCCAATTCAGAAAAATCCCAGGCTTCGCGGACGCACTGCGCCGCGAGGCTTCTGTGCGTCGGCAGGCATGGGCACACACGCACACCGAGATCGCAGGCATCCGCGTCCGCGTCCTAACGATGCGTGACGTGATCATCCTCGAGGAGCTGCAAAACGGATTTTTCGCTCCCTGGCGCTTCGACACCAACGAGGAATTTCTGGCCCACTGCGCGCAGCTCGTCTGGTGGATGTCGGACCTACCTAAGCCGCCGCTCTACTCTCGCAGCGTCTTCCACCCTTGGATCGCCGGGCGCCAGCAGGCTCTAATCCGCTACCTAGCGACCAGGCCCAAGCAGCTCGCTGACCACACCAATCGCTACCTGCGCGATGCGTTCATGGACGCGCCCAAGGGCGGAGAGACGCAGGGCCAAGCCGTCGCCGGAATGCCCGCCTATCTCGCCGACACTCTGGCCGCTGGTGGCTTCCAGGTGACGACCGACGAGATGCTGGACATGCCGATTGCTCGCCTTTGGCAGCTTATCCGTCTCGCGAGCCGCAGGGTTTACGGCACGGCATTAACGAATGAGAGCGACAAAATCGCCTGCGACTTCCTCGCCGGCATGACCGGGAGAAATTAACCGTGGCCGAATTTGGCGTTGGATTCCGTTTCTTTGCCAAGACCGACGAGCTCGCCGCCGGTCTGCGACAGGCTGGCGAAGAGGGCAAGCAGCTCAAAAAGACACTAGGCGACACGTTCGGCGAATCATCCGTCTGGAAGAATCTAACCGCGGTCGGCATCGGCACGACGCTGATCCGCGGATTCATGCTGGCGACCGAGAACGCGCAAAAGCTCCGCGAGGAATCAGAGCGACTCGGCCGGCCGCTCGACTACGCCACCGCATCTGTAGCCAGGCTCGGCGATGCCTTCGACCAGCTTAAGCAGTTTGGCGCCGATTCCGCGACGTTTATCCTATCGGGGTATACGCTGATCGGCGACGAGATCGGCAAGGTCATTAACCGCGTCCGCGGCATCACTGAGGCCCAAGAAGTATTCGCCGAGCGCGCCGCCAAGGCCGCCGAGGAGGCCGAGAAGCGGCTGGCCAAGGCTCGCGAGGCCAACGACCCAGAGAAGATCCGCGAGGCCGAGCGGCGCTTGGCTGACGCCCGCATTGAGGCCGCGATCAAAAACGCGGACGAAGTGGGCAAGGTGTTCCTGCTGATGCAGCGCGAGCTAGCGATCAAGGAAGAGATTGCCCGCGTGGGTGAACGCACGGTCAAGGGCATTGAGCTCCAGGGCCAGCTCGAGAAGACCCGGGCGGAGATCATCGCCGAGAATCGCAAAGACCAGGAGAAGCTAGCGAAGGAAGGCGAGGCCGCCGTTGAGGCCGAGTTCAAGGCGATCGACGAGACGCTGGCAGCTCGCGAGAAGCTGGCGAAACTGAAGTTTGACGCGCTGACGGCCGCCGAGCAGGAAGTGATTGTGGCCCGAGAGATGGCCCAGCTCGAGAAGGAATTCCGCCAGCTGAAGGTCGACGGCGTCGAGACCACCGACGTAGAGATCCAGCTGCTCGAGAAAGGTAATCAGCTTGCCAAGATCCGCGCCGAGATCGCGAAAGACACCGCCAACCAGAGCGAGCGCGCTGTGCAGGCCGAGGTGCAGAAAAACCGCGTTATGGCCTTTCGCGGCGGCGCCACCTTCAACGAGCAAAGCGACGAGACGCTGCGCGAGATCATCCGCCGCAACGAGCAGCAGGCATCCAGACTCCAGGCTGAGGGCATCGGGCAGCCGCAGCTTGTGGCTTCGCTCAACCTAGGCGAGGCATCTAGGCTACGCTTCGAGGCGCAGAACGCGCAGCAGATTCTCGCCAGCCGCGAGGAACTGCGCCGAAACGTGCAGATGATGGGCATCGAAGGCGCCCGCATGCAGTTCCGCGGCGATCCGATTGTGTTTGAATCAATGGTTCAGCGCTTCGTTGAAGACTCACGCACAACCCAAGACGTACAGCGCGAAAACGGCCGGCAGCTCCAGGACATCAACCAACGGCTGCTGAAAGCCGGATTCGGAAAGTAAACGCACATGGCCTACCAAGACGGCAACTTCACCAACGCGATCCAAGACGGTCCAGCGCGCATCTTTTACCCGTTCATCAACGCGCCCACCAAGGACACGACCACTAAGGGCACGGTGCGCAATTACGTCGTGGTGCCGTCCAGCTATACGCCCGCCGCAGCTCTCAGCACGGATCCGGCCGATAATACGCAGTATCTGATCGAGGAGACTGATCTGACCGTGGAAGGTGGCCTAGGTCGCTATGGTCGCACTTACTGCAAGGTGCCAGGACAGCAGATTGAGCCTGGGACGATTGCCCTATCTAAGCCAACGATCCCTGGCAACGACGCATTTCCGCGCAATTTCGGCAGCTACCTGATCGTTCAGCCAGACACGACGCTGGAAAAATACGACGCCTACCAGCGCACGGCTGTTACCAGCGACAGCGGGGTGCCGGGCTTTTATCCGAGCGGAGGCACGTACACGCTCGGATTCGACGGGAACACGTCGTCTGCACTAAATTACGCAGCGAATGCGGCCACAGTGCAGAGCGCGCTAAATGGGTTTAGCACGGTTCAGAATCGCGGCAATGTGACAGTGAGTGGAAGCTACAATTCGTCGACGGGATTTGATGTGACGTTCGCGAACATTTCGGCGGCGACGATGAATACTGCCGGAATTACAGTCGCAACCGATTCAACAGTCACAAACTCAGTGTCAAGCAGTCAAAATGGGTACTCCCAAGCGTTTGAGATTAAGTGCAATCCAGGAACACTTTCCAACACGAATCTAGTGCAAAACACGGTGAATATCACCGCTGTTATTGGTCCAAGCTCGTCCTACAGTTATAACGCCACGTCTAGAACATGGTCGGCATCAATATTTGCTGCTTTTAGTGGTGGTGGGTATCAACCCATGACGGGTGGATCGTTTACCATAGGCTTACTTGGAAATACTAGTTCAGCGATCAACGTTGCATTCAATACCGCCACAATGCTATCAAGCATAAATTCTGCGGTATCATCGTTTACGGAGGTAAGCTCTAGGGGTGGTTGTATCGTTACATGCTCTTCTGCAAGCAATACGTTGATAAGTTACACAATTTCGTTGCCGGGAGCGATAACGGGAGGCACCTTTGCGATTTCTTTACTTGGAGATACAACCGCTGCTATAGGATATAATGCTAATACTGCTACAGTAGAGACTGCGATAAATAATTTAGCTAACGTACAAACGCGAGGCAATGTCATTGTAACAGGTTCTAGCGCCACATCGACAATTTTAAACAATACAAATACCTCTGCTGTATTTTCTATTGGTTTCAGCAACAACACATTTGCAGGAAATGCCGTTTCTCTGACGCCATCGGGCAGCACGATCACGATTGCAAAGACCGACGGCACCATCGGCCGCACCCAGCGCGTCACCTTTGCGTCGGCATCAGCCACCCGCACGCTTTACGCCGCCGGCCACGGGATTGACGCTGGGGAAACCATCTTCATCCGCAACTCTGGCAGCGTCTTCGCGAATATCGCATCAAGCAAAGTTACGGTGGTTGATGCTAACACGATCCAGCTTTCCGTGGCCGCCTCCGATACATGGGCAAGCGTCGCATCCATTACCGAGATGGGACCGCGCACGAAGACGAATTACGAGCCAGGCAGCGTCGTGATCCGGTCCAAGACCACAACCGATTTTTATCTGCCTGGGGTCACTGCGGGCATCACGACTGCGGACGACATTCCTATTCCGGTCGACGAAAGCGGCACGGCGGCTTTTCTCCAAGGCGTCTTTTCCGGCCAAGACAACATCAACGTTCGCGTTGGCGAGCTCACCCCCTGGCGCGGGCCGATCTTGCTGGTGGATCGCACCAGCGTGGCATCTGCTGACGTATGACGCCGATTCCAGAGCCAACGGATCCTTTGCTTGGCTGGGCGATGGACAATCCGACCGCAGTGCGCGAGGCGATCCGGCGCATCAATCTGCTTACTGGCAACGTCCAAGTGGTAATCACGAACACGGGGGGATCCCAGTTAACATTCACAGAGCGAAACGCTATTCTGACGATTAGCACCAAGGACATCGACTTCGGGACCATCTCTGGAAGCAAAGCCAGCAATGCAGCGCTCTCGAGCCTGATGACTTCGATCAAACGCATCTTCACCGTCACTGATTCCACGTCTTGACGAAACACTCTCTCTCAAATGGCCCGCAACGACGTTTTCCTAAACATTAACGCACTTTCGCCTGCTGATGCGGTCGTTACCGGCCAGCAGGACATGACCGCGGCCACCGTGCCCGAGCTCGTGCTGGGCGATACGCCGACGTTCAATTTCTATTTCACCGATAACACCAATGTCTGGCCGAGCTGGGCCGGCAATGCCGCCTACACGCTGACCTGGGCGCTATCCGATGCCGTGGCCGGCGACTTCACGCCCGCGGCTACGACCGCCGACGCGACGCCGATTACCGGCGGCTGGAGTGTCGTCCTCCCGCTCAATGCTTACGACCTGGTGGGCCTGCTGAACACGAAGCGCGTCGGCCAACCCTACCCGGTGCAGAATCTCTGGCAGCAGCTGCGCGTGGCCGATCCCAGCGGGAACGAGGTCACCAGGGCGATGTTTTGGACGCCGGTCCGCTACCGGGCTATCAGCGACACTCAGAACACGGAAAGCGCCAGTCCGACGGGCGGCCGCTTCGTCACGGTGGACACGGTAAACGCGCTACAGAGCCCGAATGCCACCAGCTTTTACGCCGCCAACCCGGTGCCGACATCGGCGCTTGGCACTGCTGCCAACGGCGAACTGCTGATCGGCAATGGCACCGGCTTCGTCAAATCGACACTGACCGCAGGCACTGGCATTACCGTCACCAACGCCGCAGGAGCGATCACGATCGACGCTACGACCGCCCAGGAAGTGCTGACGGCCACGGTAACCAATGCCGAATCGGTCGCGATCACTAAGGGCCAGGTGGTGTATATTTTCGGCGCCACCGGAAACAGGCCGTCGGTTAAGCTGGCCTTCAACACGACCGACGCGACGAGCGCCAAGACCTTTGGCGTAGTCTCCGACACATCAATTTCAGCCGGCGGCACCGGCACCGTCACCTGCGTCGGCGTGATTACTGGTCTGAACCTGGCAGCTTACAACGACGGCGACACCGTTTATCTAGGAGCGACGCCAGGCAGCTTCACCGCCACCAAGCCGTACGCGCCGAATCACTTGGTCTACGTCGGCATCATCGAGCGCGCCAACGCTGGCAACGGTGAACTCTATGTCCGCATCCAGAACGGCTACGAGCTCGACGAGATTCACGACGTGCAGATCAACGCGCCGAAGCTCGCGGGCCAGACGCTGATTTACGATAACACGACGAGCCTCTGGAAGAACGCCCGCATCACTGCAGGCAGCAACATCGCGGTCACGAACGGCGACGGCTCTATCAGCATCGGCTTTAGCGGTACGCTGCCGGTAGCCAACGGCGGCACGGGCGTCACAACTTCCACCGGATCTGGCTCTGTCGTCCTATCCACGAGCCCGACGCTGACGACGCCGATCCTGGGCACTCCGCAGAGCGGCACGCTTTCAAGCTGCACCGGGCTTCCGATCTCAACCGGCGTCTCTGGACTCGGCACGAACGTCGCGACGTTTCTGGCGACCCCGAGCAGCGCGAATCTAGCATCGGCAGTGACCGACGAGACGGGCACCGGCGCGCTGGTATTCGCCAATACGCCGACGCTCGTAACGCCGAACATCGGCGCGGCGACCGGCACCAGCGTCAATCTTTCGGGCGCTGGCACGTTTGGCGGCAACCTCACCGTCAGCGGGACGCAGATTACGAATACGGGGGCAGCCGAGAGCACCGGCAACATTCGG